CTATCTTTTATCCCATCATCGACAACGGCATGGGCCTATCTGTCACCGCCTGGGCGGTGAGCATGATGGGCGCGCTGCAAGGTGAAAGCATCTTTTGCCATCTCAGCACGCCCTACCCTGGCTATGCCATGGATGTCGCCACTAAGCAGTTCCTCGCCAGCGAGTGTGATGAGATGATCGTCATCGACACGGATCTCGTGTTTAAGCCGCAGGACCTCGCGCACCTTCTGGAGCATGACGAGCCGCTGGTGTTCGGCCTTTACAGCAAGCGCACCGTTAAGTTCGAGGCTCCCATCGTGCCGCTGCCGGGCATGGAAAACCCTTCACTGTGCGAGGGCATTCTGTGGGAGGTGGCCAAGACGGCGCGCGGATTCATGCGAGTTCATCGCTCCGTGTTCGAGAAGATGAAGCCGCATGTGACGCTGATGAAGAACACCGAGTTCGGCGACATGCACAGCTTTTGGCCGACCTCCTACGATGGCACCAGCGAAGACTTCGCCTTCTGCGCCAAGTGGCGCGAGCTGGGCGGGCGCGTGCTCATCGACAAGCGTGTCTTCGTCGGCCACGTCGGACAGGCAAAGTTTCCCATCACCAAGTAATCCACCTTTATGGCTAACAAATCACTTAAATGGGCAAACGTCAAAAATGAACAATGTCTGCGGGCAACTTCTCAAGGTATCGAATTTGATATTTGGGAACGTCAAGACCGTGAAGACTGGTCTCCACTACGGATGCTGATCACGCCCAAGTTGATGGATAAACACCAGCCATTGATCCGAAACCTGCATGAATGCGGGTTAGAGGTATGGCGTGGGGAAGAATGCTTATTCTCAACGGAACGTTCAGGCGATCTACTGCCGTCTGTGAAATTAGCCAAGCAAATCGCAAACGCCATTAGCAAAGCTGCACTAACCACCAAGTAAAACCAAACCAAACCAAACCACCACCTACCATGCCTAATAAACTCAACGCCTACATTGACCCCAGCAAACTACAAGGGGCGCACCTCATGAAGCTCAAAGACAAGGCGGGCATTCCGCAGGAATGCCTCGTGATCGTCTTGGGTCAGTCGCGCATCCGCCGTGCCGAGAAATCCGGCAAGCTCGGCCTGTCCATTGACCTTGTGCCAAACAAGGAAGGCCGGGATGACTTCGGGAATACCCATTGGGTCAAGGAAAGCACCACCAAAGTGGAGCGTGAAAGCCCAGAGCCGCCAAATCTGCCGTTCCTTGGCAATGCGCGGGAGTATGAACCCGGTGGTCAACGCACCGCCAGAGGACAGGGCAGCTCGAATCCGGCCGGCGAGGAGTCGCCGTTTACCGACGGAACCGAAGGCGATGACATTCCATTCTAAAACCCCATGACAATCCTCATCACCTTTTCCCAAGTGCGTGACCTGATGATGCAGGCCGGGATGCGGCGGCGGGAGGCGGAGGCACTGCTGCAAAGGCAGATGCCTCCGCCAGTGCCGCATCACCTGCACGCTCGCCGCCTGTGGCTGCGTCAAGCGGTGCTTGACTTCTGCGCGGACTTGCAGAAGCGTGGCCCTGCTCTTGGGGAAGGGTGCGCTGGATGCGGGTCACCAAATGTGAAACCCGCCCATCCTGATGTCCGAACCCACTGAACTTCCCTCCGTTATTGACCCGGAGAAGCCGCTTGCCGATTGGAAGGTAAGCGATGCGCTGGACGAGATGGACGCCGCCTGCCGTGATGCCAGCCTGTTTCTGAAACAGATGGCCATCAATGAGCAGACACGCAAATGCTGGTGGCAGAACAAGACCGGCACAGGCAAGAAAGCCAACACCAAGACCAGCGATGCCAAGCCCTTCAACGGCGCGGCTGACCATGAGGTGCATCTGACGCAAACGGTGATGAACCGTCGCAATGCCGCCCGAATCGCCGCGCTGATGAGCGGCAGCCTGACGGTGACGCCGATGGAAAGCACGGACGCCAAGCGCGCCGGGCTCATGCGCCAGGTGCTGCGCTATTACTTGAACGGCCCCATGCGCACGGAGTTCGTCACGCAGGGGCTGCGGGCCGGCAGTTATGCGGATCGCTTCCGCGCCAGCCTGATGTATGTCGGATGGAAGGAGGAGCGCGGGGTGGAGGCCATCACGCTGACCGTTCCGATGGTGGCGGAGTGGCTGCAAATGCAGGTCGCTGCCGAGGCGCAGGACATGACGCTGCTTGAAGGCATCGACTTCGAGGCGCTGGCCATGGACGAGGCAGACGAGGCGCGCATCATTGCCCTCTGCCTGAGCAACCTACCCGGTGCGGCCCAACGTCGTAAGATTGGGCAAGCATCCATCAAGCGGGCGCTGGCCGCTCTACGCAAAGGCGACGAGCGGGCCACAGTTCATGCCGCTTATGTGAAGCGTAGCTCCCCCTGCTGGGAAGCCTTGCAGCCCTTCGTGGATGTATTCTTTCCATACGAAACGCTGATGGAAGACGGCCTGGACTCGTGCCGCTGGGTGGCGCGCGTGCGCTGGCGTTCGGCGCAGTGGATTCGTGAGCAGGCTGCCCTGCATGATTGGGATAAAGCCTGGGTCAAAGAGGTGCTGGAAAAGCACAAGGGCCGCAGCAATCTCTTCAGCAACAGCATGGCCAGCTACCCGTGGGCACTGAGCGGCGCCGGGGTGAACTGGAGCGCGCGCACCAATGGCGAGGCGCAAAATCATCTGTATCAGATCATCGAGCTGTGGGACCGTGCCGTGACGGTGGACGGGCTCACCGGCACCTATGCCACTGTCATGCACGCCGATGTGAAAGCCAAGGTGGCAAAGCGCGAGCTGCGGATGGATTGGGATGGTGCCTATCCCTTTGTGCCCTTCACCTTCAGCCAGGATGAACGCCTGATGCTGGACGGTTTCAGCGTGCCCGAGATCACCATGACCAAGGAGCAGGCGGTGAAAGCGCAGTGGGACAGCCGCACCGATGCTGCCAGCCTGACCACCTTCCCCACCTGGACCGGCGACCCGGAACTTGAAGGACTGCGACCCGCGCCGGGTGTGTTCCTGCCGTCGATTCGTGGCAAGGTGCCCACCGCTTTGCAGATCCCGCCTCCCGATGGGCGCAGTATTGAGATCGAGCGCACCGTGCGTGAATGCGTGAACGAGTTCTTTGGCTTCGCCAGCAAGAACGTGGCGGACAGCGTGGCAATGATGATGGGGCAGGCAGAGCTTGAATGGTTCATGCTTTCTTTGAGCCAGTGCATCGCCCGCACGGCCAAGCTGATTCAGCAATACATGCCGCCGCTGCAAGGGGCGCGGATTACCGGCACGAATGAAGTCGTCACTGCCACGGCAGATGAGGTGCGTGGTGGCTTTGATATTCAGGCCAAGTTTAACGTGAGGAGTCTGGATGTGGAATGGACGCGCCAGCATCTCGGATTCATCAAGGACATGATCGTGCCGCTGGATAACCGCGGGCAGATCAACACGCTGCCGATCCTGGAAGCGGGCTTCAACATGCTGGACCCCGGCCTGGCCGCGCAGTGCCTGCCCAAAGATGCCGACACCGCCCAGCGTCAGACGCTGGACATGGCCCGCGCTCACCTCTCGGAAATCTTCAGCGGTGGTGCGCCGGATGTCACCGAGGGCATGGACTTCGGTGGACTGGCGCAGGCCGTCAGTGATGAAGTCATGCGCAGCCCGCTACGCCAGCAAAGCGTGATCGGTGGGCAGCAGATCCATGTGGTGCTCACGAGCTACCTCGCCGGACTGGTAAACAACCAGAAGCAGCACGGTGGCGAGAATGCCCGCATCGGCCGCACCTTGTCTGAAGATCCGCTGGCCCAAGCCACCGCCGGAGAGCAACTGCTGCAAACCCTGCAAGCGCTGCCGGTGGGCGTGAGCCTGGCGCAGATGATGCAGCAGCCACCGATGGAGTCACAATCACCCGTTTGATATGCCCGACACTGCCCCCGTTATTATCTGCGCCCCGCTCTATGGGCAAAGCTTCCACCTCACGCCGGAGGAGCGGACCAAAGCCCGCGAGTTGGTATTCAAGAATCGCCAAGACCCGGCGGTGAAAGCGCTATTCAATCTGATCGAGCGCAAAGCCTTCGGAATGCAGGCCGAGGGCGTGCAGCATGATGCCACATCACACGATCAAGGGCAGGCTTGTGGCGCGCTGTATCTCTACCAACTGGCACGGGCGTGGCTGGAGTCGGCACCGACTCAGCGCGAGGAGGAATAACGAGCAGCGTCAAACTTCGTTGCACTTCACTACCAAGCCTTGTCCGTGATGGGGTGGGACGAGTAGTGTCCTGCCCATGTCCGAAGTTGCTACGCCTGATCTTGCCGCGCCCGCCGAAGCTGAAGCTCCGGTGGTGATACTTACGCCGCAGGACGCCACCGCTGAGCGCATCGCGCGCGGACTCAGCCCGGAGCAGGCCAAAGCCTTCCGGGAAAACCGCAAGGCGAAGAAGGCCGCCAAGGCTGCCGCTGCTGCGGTGACACCTGTGGAAGTTAAGCCTGCCGTCGCGGACGAGACTCCCGTGGTAACTGCGGACGCTGAGAGCATCACCTTTGATACGCCGGACGAAACGCCCGCCGTGATCGCCGAAGAACCTGTGGCCGAACTCAGCGATGAGGAACTGGCCAAGTTGGACGAGAAAGCCCGCAAGCGCATCACCGAGGCGAGCAAAGAAGCCGCCAAGGTGCGCAAACGTGCGCAGGAAGCGGAAGCCAAGGTGGCCGAACACGCTGCCAAAGTCACCGAACTGGAAACCAAGTTGGCCGAGATCGAGAAGCAGGATGGTGAAGCCGCCGTGCGTGCTGCCGGACTCGCTGGCAATGCCTTTGTGCATTTCAAAGATGCCCATGCCGTGGCTACCTGGGGCGAGAATGCCAAGGAAGCGCAGGCTTTGCTGGCCTACCATGAGCGCGAGGTGAAAGCCGGACGCCGTGGCGAGGATGAAGCTGTGACCCATACCCTGCCGGATGGGCGCGAGATCGAACTACGCCCGGCGGATCTGCCGACCTACCAGCAGCGCATCACCGATGCGCAGGCATGGTTCAGCCACGATGCCAAAGTGGGAAAGGTGCGCGAGTCTGCCGCCAAACTGGCGGAGAAACATACCGCCACCAAGGGCTATAAAGAAGCCCGCGAAACCTATCTCAAAGACGCCAGCCTGCCGACGCGGCTGGAAGAACTGGTGGCCAAGGCCGCCCTCTACGACGTGCTGCAAAGCCGCCGTGCCGACATCACTTTCCCGGACACAGCGGGCGCTGCGACAAAAGCGCCCTCCTCGATGCAGGAGTCAAAAAGCACCGAACGCAAAGACCCGCCGAACGAGTCACGCGCCAGCACTCCACGCCTGGCAGCGGTTGACGGTTCCGGCTCTGACCTCGCGGCCCGCAAGAGCCTTCTCATGCAGAAGGCGAAGACGGCGACAACCGAAGACGAGCGCCAGAAATACCTCAAGGAAGCCATCAAACTCGGACCCATGCCCCGCATGGCCCGGCCCTGATGACCTCCGCGCCAGCGTGGAACTCCAACACCTCATTTTCTAACTACCATGGCCCAAGCCCTTTCATCCACCGTCCCAGGCATCCACGAGGATCTGGCCGACGAAATCGCCCTTCTCGACAACGAGAACACTCTGTTCAGCTCCACCGTCCAAAGCGGTGGCGCGGCTGAAAACTCCGTCTATTCCAAAGTGGCGGACAAACACCTGACCGGCCGCCTTGCAGGCGTGGCCGAAGGCACCGCCGTCACCCGCGCCAGCGTGAGCAATCACTTCACCAATCGCGCTAAAATCTACGGCTGCGTGCAGCAAAAGCGCGAAACCTACGGCGTGTCCAAGCGCGTCGAAAAGGTGGAGAACACCGCTGGCGTCGCCAATGAAGTCGGTGAATCCCGCTTCCGCGCTCTTGAGCGCTACAAGCAGGGTCTCGAACTCACCTATCTCTCCGCCCAGGTGGCGAAGGATACCGCCTCCGCCCACAATGACGAGGGCACGCTGGGTTCCATGCACCTGACCATGGGCGCCTCCGCCTATGTCGAAAGCTCCGCGCAGGGCACCAGCTCCACCTTCCAAGTCGATAGCAACTATCGCCCCGGAGCCTCGCAGCTCATCAACGTGGCAAGTGCCTCGGCCTTCACTGAGACGCAGATGCGCACGCTCCTGCTTGAGTGCCGCCAGGCCAAGCGCAAGAACGTCAAGCTCACTGCCTTCTGCACCACCGACTTCGCGAACCACCTCGCGACGTTCTTTGATGCCGGCACGCTGAGCAACACCAGCACGCCGATCCGCCGCTTCAACCAGGACAGCACTGATCACGAGATCAGCTCCATGCTCACCGGCTACAAGACCGCGATGGGCAGCCTCATGGTGGTGCCGACCGAGCACCTCAACGGCGTGCGCAACGCGGGCAGTCTCGCGGGTGCTTCCACCACGAACACCAGCACCGCGCTGGACGTGACCAGCACTGCTGGCCTTCAGTCCGGCATGAAGCTGGGCGGCACGGGCATCCCTGCGGGTGCCTACATCGCCAGCATCACCAACAGCACGCGCATCGTGCTAAGTGCTGCCGCCACCGCCACCGGCACGCCCACGCTTACGCTGGGTGACTTCGACCACATGCTGGCCCTGGAAATGGAATACTTCTACGAGCTGCTGAACGGCCTCGAAGAAGTGGACCTCTCCCTGGATGGCAGCGGCACGCAGGGTTACGTCGAAGGCTTTTCCAGCCTCTTCTGCGCCATGCCCGCCGTTCACGGCAAGGTCTATACCGCCGTCGCCTAAACATCACCGCCGGGCAGGTGGGAGGAAAAGCCTTTGTTGTGTTGTTGTGACCGCATCGGTGCATCCTTCCCCGGATCTCCTGCCTGCCTTGGCGGCCTTTTTCTACCTTTCGTTATGTGGAATCCTGATAAAGCGCCCGTGCTTGGATTTGAACAGCTCGCCCGCAAGGTGGGACTGGTCAAAGCGCGCGCCATCTTTGCCGCCTACAAGGCCAAGCTGGAGGCGGACAATCGCCGCGCCGCGATGCAGGAAAAGCGTGCTGCCGAACTCCGCCGCGCTCGCGGCCCGTTGGTAGTGCGCAATGATTTCGACTTCATGCCGGCCTACCACATGGCCCCGCTGACCTACAAGCAACTCCATCGCAGCACTTTGGGTGAGCGTGGATGCCGAGGGGGTGAAGTCTTTGATGACCCCGAAATGATGCGCGACTTCTTGAAGCGCAATCCTGACTGTGCGCCGGAGAAGATCGTGACCGGCAAGATCCAAGGCGGATGGACATCCTCCCTGGAGCAAGCGGCCAAGGAAGGCCGGATGCACCGCGCCATGCAGATGGCACAAACGAGTCTCAGACTTCAGCAAGCGGCACAGGAGGGCCGGACTGCCCTCGTGGCCTGACGCTCATGGCCATCCGCGAACATGTCCCTTTCACCACGGCCTTTGAGGATGCCGTGCGCGCGACAGGTTTCCTCACAGAGATCGGCAGCAATGCCACGCTCAAGGGCGACTACCTCCTCAAGTTCAACCGCAGCTACAAGATCGGTTACGAACTCCCTTTTCAAGCCAATGTCTTTTGGGAAGATGCCCGCACCTGGGCGCAGATCACCCCAAGCAGTGGCCTCATTTCATGGGATGTGCTGGGCGATGCCCGCAACATCGAGATCTACACGCTCGACCCGCGTGAAACACGACTGGCTGCCAGTGTGCAGTTCTTCACCGACAAGACCGGCATCGCGGTGAGCACGGATCTGGAAACCGTCTGGGTGAGCTGGACGCCACGCATCTACAAGTTCAACACCACCGCCTGGCTTACCGCCACGGCCTATCTCGTCGGTGATGTCCGCACGGTGAGCAGCCTGGAGTGTTACCGCTGCATCGTTGCCCATACCAGCGGCACCTTTGCCACCGACCTCGCCGCCAGCAAGTGGGTGCTCATGCCCGTGCTGGAAGTCCTGCACGAGTTTGTCATCCGCCACATGCACGGCACTTGGCTGCTGGAGCAGGGCCAAGTGCAAACAGGCATGACGCTGCAAAACGCCGCCTTGGCTGAACTGCTTGAAATCCACCGCGCCGAACTGCGCCGCAATCGCGAATCCCCCAAACCCTAATCACCTTTATGGAAGCCGTCCGATCCGTTGACCTTCAATCTGGGACTACACCCAGCACCTACACCATTGCCACCAGCAATGCCACCGTCTTCACGCTTGAGCCGGGTGACGTGGGCTTCATTCAGAATCTGGATGATGCCGCGCTGGCCGTGAAGCTCGGAGCCTCCGCCAGCACCACGAGCCTGAGCATGATCCTGCAAGCGGGCACCGCTGCGGATGATGGTAAAGGTGGCTTCACCTACATCACCGATTACACCGGGCCCGTGAGCGTGATCGCCATGAGTGGCACGGCCCGCTACATCGCCTGGAAACGCGCCCTCGGCTAAACTCACGCTCATGCTTCACAGCCCGTCCCAGATCGTCAATCCCTTTGCCCGCCGTGCCATTGGCTACGGCACCGGGGCGTCTGGAGATGGCGTGCCTGCGGCCCCGACTGTGGCCCCGACGTTATCACTACACGTTGAAGTCGGCACGGAGAGCATTGCCAGGCTGGAGTGGACAGCAAGTAACAACCCTGGAGGTGCCACGGGGTTTGGTTACCGCATTTGGCGCGGAGAACCGGCAGCTCCTGATGTGAACGATCCGCCTTTCGCGACCGTTGGCAATGTGTTGTCTTATGACGACGACAACACGGGCAGCCCTGGTGATTATCATTACATCGTCCGGGCCTTCAATGATGAAGGGGAGGGGCCGAGTAGCAATACAGCTAACATTGTCCTGCCGGGGGAGGCTGAAGGCCCGATACTTCTCGGGCCAAACAGCACCTCAAACTCACAATATGTTTATGACGACTTCACCCTCACTTGGTCAGCAGTTCCAGGAGCCACGCTTTATGACGTGTATGGCTCCGCTGTTGACTCGGGTTACACGCTTTGGGATGGTGATGTGGCGGCGACTTCGCTGGCCATCGACTTCGCCACGGCCTTTGGAACGAACTGGTGGTATGTCGTGGCTCACGACGGCGGCGGGAATTTCTCCGCACAAAGCAACCACTTGGAATGCACTCCCATCATGGAGACTCCGACTTATACTTACCGCCGCCCTGGCGGTGTTGACACTTATCGCCGCCCAGGTGGAACAGACACTTACCTTCGACCCTAATGGCTGACCTCACCACATCTTCCGCCGTTGATACCTTGATGGGCTCTGCCAATCAGGCCGCTCTGCGCACCAATCTCGGACTTGGCACCGCTGCCACAACCGATGCCACGGCCTATGCCACCGCTGCACAAGGAGCGTTAGCTGATTCTGCCACACAACCAGGCGACCTTGGCGGAGCCGCTGTCCTCAATGTCGGCACCACGGCAGGCACCGTTGCTGCTGGTGATGATTCGCGGATGACGAATTCCCGAACACCGACTGCGCACGCATCCACCCACGTCAACGGCACCGATGACATTCAGAGCGCCACCGCTTCCCAGAAGGGGCTTGCTACCGCAGCGCAGATCACCAAACTTGATGGCATCGCAGCCGGCGCTGATGTGACAGGTTCTAATAATGCCGCCACAGCCACGGCACTCCAGACCGCTCGCACACTCAACGGCACCAGCTTCGATGGCACGGCAAACATCACTGTGCCACGCACGGGCGTGGTGCGTGAGGTGTGGATCGGCGCAGGCGCGATGACGCCACGCACCACGAACGGAGCCGCAGCCGCTACCGTTGAGATGGCGACGAATGATAACACCTTCGACCTCCTCGACTTCGACACCGCCACGGAAGAGGGCGCGTGCTTTGCCATCTCCCTGCCTCAAGCATGGAATGCAGGCACCGTGAAGGCCAAGGTCTATTGGACTGCCGCCAGCGGCTCGGGAGGAGTCGCCTGGGGCCTCCGCGCCACCAGCTACGCCGACGATGACGCCCTTGATGCGGCCTACGGCACCGAGCAAGTCGTCACCGACACCCTCATCACCGCCAACGACAACCACATCACCTCCGCCACCGCTGCCATCACGATTGGCAACACGCCCTCCGTTGATGATCTACTTCTTTTCGAGATCACTCGCGAAGTGGCCAATGGCTCCGACACGCTTGGAGTCGATGCGCGACTCATCGGCATCAAACTACAATACACAGAAACCTCAACGGAGCCAACTGCATGGTAAGCTCCACTCTCCAGCATCGCCGAAAGGCGTTTCGGTCCAGTGGTCCCACTGATCCATACTTTGCTAATGTTGTAGCTTTGTTACATCTAGATGGCACCAATGGGTCCACAACCATCACGGATGTAAAGGGGAACGCCTGCACCGCTGTCAATGGTGCTGCCATCTCGACCGCGCAATCTAAGTTCGGTGGGTCATCCCTACTCCTTGATGGCACAAACGATCACGTCCAGATCACCAATCCAGGCAGCGCCTTCGATCTTGGCTCTAGTAATTTTACCATCGACTGGTGGTTTAGGAGCGCCAACGTGGCGATCACTTCCAGCAAACCGATGTGGGCGTGGCGAAACACGGGTGCTGCAAACAACTCTCACATCGCGTGCAATCTGCGATCCAATGCCCTGCGCGTAGCCATCTCCTTCGACAACTCTACCGATGCCACCACCGCCGCCTTTGGGGCGGCTTCGATGTCCATTTCCAATGATACTTGGCATTTTTGCCGACTGACACGCAGTGGCAGTGATTTTAAACTATTCATTGACGGCACTCAACGTGGCTCAACCTACAGTAACGCCACATCTTTCACAAATGTCTCGCGTGACTGTTGGTTGGGTAAAAACAATGCCGCTTACTACCCCGACTATCTCGACGACTTCAGAGTTACTATCGGCGTTGCGCGTGACGGTTCCGAAGTCCCAACGGCTGCTTTCCCAGATTCCTGATCATGCATCTTACATATCAATCACAACTTAGAACCACCATCGACCTCGCCGAAATCGCCAACCTGAAGCGCAAAGGCTGGATCGAAACGACTCCGCCAGCATACGACTCCGCCACACACTACCCTCCTCAGTGGGTCGCCGGACAGTGGTCCGCGCCCGTGCCGTTACCGCCTGAGCCCCCCGTCATCGTCACCATGCGCAGCTTCCGCCTCGCAGCGGGGCGCTCGATGATGATTCAAATCAACGCCGCCATTGCCGACATCGAGGACATTGATCAACGCTGGCAGGTCCAGCAGTTCCTTGCCACCTCGCCGACCGTTTCGCGCAGTCATCCTTTGGTGCTCTCGCTCTCCGCTGCTCTTGGCAAAACGGCCGCCGAAGTGGACTCCATCTTTGCCGCTGCTCAACAACTCGACCTTGGCTAACCCATGAGCATCATCGAAGAAGACTCTGACAGTGTGATCCGGCTGGGCACGGTGCATTCGTGGCTTTTCAAGATCAGCATGTGGGCAGCGCCGATCTTCTTTATCTGGGCGGTGACGGCCATCATGCGCCATGACACGGAGATTGCGGTGATGAAGATGCAGATCGCCTGGATGCAGTCCAGCAACGGCGGCGGCAAGGGCAGTGTGTCACAAAACGTGAACGTCGGGAAGGCGGAGACGGAAGCCGAACTGGCCGCGAGCGCGCGCGATTATGTGACCACGGCAGACATCGCCAAGCAGGAGAAGGTGTCGGAGCGCGCGGTGATCGACTGGATCGCCGCTGGCCGCATTGAGCCCATGCCGGTGAAGTCCGGCAAGAGCTGGGCCATCGCCCGCAACTTCCGCATCTTGCCGAATGATACCGAATGCTGCGGAGAAACGCCGAACAACGAACCAGAGAACCGACCATGAAGAACAAATACATTGAGATCGCCACCTTCCTGCTCATGGCCGCCACGGTCACGGCGGGATTCCTCACCACCACGGATGTCTCGCTTTTCCCGGCGGAGTGGCGGCCCTACCTGCCTCTGGTCATCGGGGGCATTATCCTGCTGAAGCAGCTCGCTTATGGCGTGCTGGACTACCTGGACGATGGCTTGATGAACAAGAGCTACAAGCAGCCGACCACTTTGCTGAAGGTGCTGCTGCCTGCCATGCTGCTCATGAGCTGCACCTCCGCCGGAGAGCACAGCACCGATGCGGAGCTGGCGGCGGCTCAGCGCTCGCTGAACAATCAGGAGCTCATTTATGAAACGGCGCTGATCGTCTATGGTCCGCGCATCGCCAATCCCAAGTGGACGCCGGAGGAGCGCGCTGCTGCCGCCCTGGCCATCACGAAATCTCGCCAACGACTGACAGCGGAAAGGTGGCGGCTGGAGGACATCCAGACGCGCCGGGCTGCTGCCGCCGTGGCGGCCTCGACCTCGGGGGAAGTCGGGCCGCCCGCGACTCTTTTACTGCCTGCTGTGACGAGCGGGAAGTGACTTTGGGCTGGGGTTATGTGTTTCCTCTTCGACATGAGCTGAACGTGAGCTTGCCCTGAAAACGTGACAGCCGGAGAGACGGCACCGATTTCTAAACACCCGCTTTAAACGATGAACTCCCAACGCATTTACGACCTTGCCCGCCGAGACGCGGGACTGAAAGAAACTCCGGGCAAGGCCAGCACGCCGCGCATCCAAACGGCCATCATCGCTGCCGCCAAGTGGCTGGAAAAGGATGACAGCAAGACGGCCTGGTGCGGCTGCATCCGTGGTCTGTGGGGCATCGAGACGGGGACAGGTGTGCCGCCTGAACACTTCCGCGCCGCCTCATGGGCAAAGTGGGGCAAGCCAGTCAAGTGGGTGGATGCCATGCAGGGTGACACCCTGGTGATGACGCGCCCTGGTGGCAATCATGTGGGCCTTTATGTGAAGCACGATGACACGCATGTGTGGTGCTTCGGTGGCAATCAAGCCGACTCCTGCAACATCACCCGCTTCCCGCGTGAGCGCGTGACGCACATCCGCCGCGGCTGATCATGTCACCCGCCGCTCAATATCTCGCTGATGGAGGCTTTACCCGTGTCGGGCCGGTGAAGGGGATGCGTGGCTTTGAGGTCTGGCACCTGAGCACGGCGGGCGCGGCAGACATCGCGGTGGCGATCCCGGATCATGAACACGCGGAGCGCTCCTGGGCGGTGCGTGGCATCCACTCCGCCGGTGAGCAGCAGGGCCAGGCCACGATCCGTGAGTATTGGCTGAAGCTCATGACGGTGATGAACACGAAGGGCGGCCACATCGGTGTGGCGGAGATGCCCGCAGAAACTGACGACATCCCTCTCTAATTATATGGCAAACTGGCTCCTCAATGGCGATGACCCGAACCGCACGCTTCGGTTTGGGGAACCGCTGAAAAATCTGCTTCTTCGCGGGAAGAAGGTCCGGGATGATAAGGCGAGGACCATGACCATCGGCGAAGCCTACACGCCCGCCAGTGAGTTCCCCAATCACATTTTGTTCGGCTTTGAGCCTGCGGAAGAGGGTTTTCAGTTCCCGATGTATTTCGTGCCGGGCTCGGAGATGGTGACCCAGAGCATGGACCCGGAGACGGGAAACCTGCGCACAGTGACACAGACCATCGTGGTCGATGGCACGGCGGCGACGGCGACGAACGTGAGCGGCAGCTACTCGGAAGTGCAGTCGCTGGACCCTAACTGGATGATCAAAAGCGTGCGCCAGGCGGCTGGCCTCGCGGGTGATGCGGTGAATGGCAAGGCCACGCGGGAGATGCCGCGCCCGATGCGGCACTACTGGCCGCCGGTGCTGCAAGGGATTTATGTGCGGCCGGTCTATACGAACCCGTCAGACATTTATTCGGAGGTGTCCGGTTACATCACCTATCCGATCTGGAAAGCCTTTGGCTACAATGGCGGCTGCAAGGGAACGCTCACCGAGATGTGGACGAGGGTGAAGCCGAGCTATACGGGTGATCCTTCCTGGCCAGCCAGTGGCAGCGCGCCCTACATCCCGGAGCCAACGAAGATGCTGCCGCGCCCAATCAGCTACCAAGGCACCCAAGGTTTCAGCATCTCCATTGAGACCTGCTTGCATCCGGCTTTTGTGTTCACGGATCAGGGCTTTGTGTATCGGGAACCGGCGACAGATCCGGTGATGTGGCCGGCGACGATCATCCTGGATGTGGATGTGCAGCCCTACCTGGGTGGCTATCTGAGCCGGTATGTGACACTGAATGCTCCGAGCACGCTGGATACAGGACTGAACCTGAGCCATATAGCGGTGAGCAGCACGAGCGTGAAAGTCACCTGGGATGTGGGCGGATCTGGCACGGTGCTGGATGTGAGCACGTCGCCGGACTTCACGCGCGGGATGCTGCTGTCTGGGCAGGCGGTCGCATCAAGCGGCACGCTGGAATACACGATCACGTCGATGACACGCGGCCAGCTTTACTTTGCCCGGCTGCGCAGATCCTCGCTGACTTCGAACATTGATCAGTTTATGGCAGAGCCGCAGAGTGAACTGGCTCTTTACGATGACACCACGCCTGTGACCACGGCGCTGGCCTTCAGCAGCACGGCGGTGGGTGTGGCGAATGCCAAGACGCTGACCATTCGGAACACTGGTTTCCTCTCTCTGGAGAGTCTTGCAGCCAGCAAGAGCGGGACGAATGATGCTGAGTTTGTTATTGGCACGCTGCCTGCGAGCGTCTCGGCACTCGGAGGTGAGGAGGAGTTTACCGTGACATGGACGCCCACAGCCACGGGGAGCCGCACGGCCTCGCTGAGTCTGGCAAGTGATGACCCGGCCAGCCCTCTGGTGATCGCGCTGAGCGGCACGGCCACAGACCCCGAAATCAATGTCAAGTATTCAGGCACCTCCTATGTGGATGGCAGCACGATCAGTTTTGGTTCGGTGAACACGGGATCAAGCCAGGACTTCACAATCACGATTGAGAACACGGGCACGGGCAATCTAACCGTGGCGCTGACGCTGGTGAGCGCGGATAACAACTGGTCCCTGGTGGCAGCACCTGGGGAAAGTATCGCAGGCAGTGCCAGCACGACCTTTGACGTGCGCTTCACGCCGACAGCGGCGGGGACGATCACGGGAACGCTGAGCATCACGAACACGGACCGGGACGAGAGTCCCTACGACCTCACGCTCTCCGGCACGGGTGTGGCCGTGGGTGAGATCGAGGTTCGTGATCCGCTGGGGAACATCCTGGTGGATGCGGGATCGAGCTATGACTTTGGCACGGTGGATGAGGCAGGCGCGACCACACGCACGAAGACATTCACCATTTACAATCGCGGCGCCGGGACGCTGGGCAGTGTGGCGCTGAGCAAGAGCGGCACCCACAGCGCTGACTTCACCCTGGGGAGCGTGAGTTCCTCCATCGCGGCGGCGGGAAGCGCTGACTTCACCATCGCCTTCAACCCTAGCGCTGTGGGGGCGCGCACGGCTACGATCAGCGTGGCCAGTGATGATGCGGATGAGAACCCCTTCACCTTTGACGTGGGTGGCACGGGTGGCACCGGGCCGGAGATTCAGGTGGAGCAGCCGACTCCAACGGTCATCGCCGATGGTGGCAGTCTGGCTTTCGGTGATGTGCTGACCACGGGCGGCAGCACGGCGAAGACTTTCACGATCCGCAACACGGGCACAAGTGATCTCACAGTGTCAGGCTGTGCCACCAGCGGCACGGATGCAGCGGCCTTTGTGGTGAGCGGCATCTCGCTGCCTGCCACGGTGGCGGCAGACAGCACCACGACCTTTGTGGTGACCTTTAACCCGAGCAGCAACGGCACCAAGAGTGCGACGCTGACTGTGACGAGCAATGCCGCCACGGTGGCAAAGCAGAGCTATACGATCAGCCTGAGCGGCACGGGTGTGCCGGATGATGCGTTGGTGACCGGCCAGAGCGCCAGCACGGTGATCGGTCAGGCAGACATGGATGATCAGGTGACGACGGCCAGCCAGAGCGTGCTGCCTGGGATCGTGGCGGGTTCGGCGATCAGCAGCGGCGGCAAGCTGGCGGTGGTGGATACGACGAGCCATCGCGTGCTGATCTGGAACAGTGTGCCGACGACGAATGGCACGGCTGCGGATCTGGTGATCGGCCAAACGAACTTCACAAACACCAGCGCGGGCACGAGCAGCACGAAGCTGAACACTCCCTATGGGGTGGCCTGGAATGGGTCTGATTTGGTGGTGGCGGATGGCGGGAACAATCGCGTCCTCATCTACACGGCACCGAGCAGCAATGGACAGGCAGCGGCGGTCGTGATCGGTCAAACGACGATGACGGGCTCCTCCAGTGGTGTGACGGCGGCCAAGCTATACCTGCCCGTGGGGGTATTTGTGTCCAGCGGTGGCAAGCTGCTGGTGGCGGATGCTTTCAACAATCGCGTGATGATCTGGAACACGGTGCCGACGACGAACGGTGTCTCCGCCAATGTGGTGGTGGGTCAGACGCTCTTCACCACCCGCACCTCAGGCTCCACGGCATCGACAATGAGCAATCCGCAGGGTGTCTGCGTGGGGCCGAGTGGGGAGATGCTGGTGGCGGATGTGTCAAGCAATCGCGTGCTGGTCTTCAGCGCCATCCCCACCAGCAACGGAGCTTCCGCCAGTGTGGTGATCGGCCAGTCCAGCTTTGGGCCTGTGAGCAGTGCCACGACTCAGGCGGGCATGAAATCGCCCATCAATGTGGCTGTGAGTGATGCGGGCATCCTGGCGGTGGCGGACAGCTATAACCATCGCGTCCTGCTTTATTACGCCATCCCCACCAGCAGCGGTGCCAATGCAGATGCGGTGCTGGGACAGGCAAACTTCACCAGCGGCTCCGAGTGGGCCGGTGGCAGCGCCAGTGCCAGCGTGCTGAGCTATCCTTACGGCCTCGTCTGGGATGACATCAACCTCGTGGTGGGCGGTGGTAAACGTGCCCTCATTTTCCAACCCGCATGACCTCCTCACCTGCCGAGCTTTTACCTCCTGACCAGCTCCCTTCCGCGCTGGCGGGGGAACGCGGTGAAGACGTGCAGTTTCAGCAGATGAAAGCCTGGCTGCCGCAGTATGTGGCCCAGGCCATGAGCACCGTGCGCATCTTGGCCGGGGCTGGCGTGGCGCTCAGCGAAGGGCTGAATCAACCCATGATCTACGAACCATGACCTCCGACGATCTCCTCGATGGCAAGGCCGGGCCGGAAGCTCAGGCCAATGAGGTTCTACGCATTCTCAATGAAGAGATGCAGGAGGCGGTGCGCGGGCTGCAATTCACCTCGGGCAATTCACGCGCGCAGGTGGCGGGCCGATCCATCTCGGTGCAGGAAGGGGGTGGCGAATGACGCGGGCTCAAGCCGAGGAACTGCTGGCGCTGGGCCGGGCGGAGATCGCCGCCTGGGTGAAGAAGCTGACACCCATCGCCGGACAGAACGCGGTGGTGGAAGGCAACTCGGTGACGCTGATGAAGCCTGCGCCTGTGACTCCGGCGGAGGTGCCACCGCCGACATGGCAGGTGTATTTCTTCGGCTCCGTGGTGGGCCAGGTGACGGGCGAGGGCGAGCCGGTGGAGATCGAGGTGCTCGACGAACGTGCCGGCCATGTGGTGCGCAGCACGCTGGGACTGGTGACGACGAGCTTCTGGAGCGCGAACACGCAGCTTCTCGACACGCCGCAGGACGATGCGCCGAACCTGCAACGCAGCTACGAACTGACCCTGAAGGCCCGCGCCATCAATGCCGGTGAAACGGTGGACGTGGAAGGCGGCTGGACCCCGAAGACACTGCGTGTGACGCTGGAGGAATACGACAGCAGCAGCGGCCCCACTGCCGGGGATGTGGTGGATACTCACACACTCACCTTGAGAAATGGCGATGCGAGTGACACCTTCACGCAACGCGAGCCGGGCCGCATCACCAGCCTCCGACTGGTGGCGGTGGAGAGAGTTTAAAACCCTGAAAGAAACCTATTGTTATGCCAACTCCCATCATTGATTCCAGATACCGCCGTCCCGCCAGTGAACTCATGGCGGCATCCGTCGCCAAGGCTCAGAACGAGCGCGCTCTGGTGGCAGGCCCGCCTGTGCCTGTGGCTTCGTTTTCCATGCAGGGCGTGGAGAAGCAGGCGGCGGATGCGCTGAAGATGCGCCAGGATCAGGGGCCGATGCAGCCGATGATCGTCAATGGCGGGATGCGCTACATGGCCCCCCAGCCTGGAGCGAGCGCGCCACCTGCTGAAATGAAGATGCCTTACATCACTGGACGAACTGCCGCACCATCTCCCACTGGCATGATGATGCCTGCCGCCCCAGCTCTCCGCGCCCCCGTTGCTCAGTCTCCTCTCGGCGGCATGGCCCCAAGATCGCCTCTCGGTGGTATGACTTCAAGCTCTCCTCTCGGTGGCATGGCCCCCAGCTCGCCCCTCGGCGGGATGCCAACCACCTCCATTGCCAGCCGTGGCGGCCCGATGAGTTACAGCCAGCAGGGCGTGGGCACGAACAATCCGAACGCTTACGCGGTGGGGAGGGATCGCGCCCCGGTGGGAATGCGGATGCTGGAACGTGCCGCACGCCGGAGAGATCCGCGCGCCATCCTGGCACTGGCCGGCATGGAGCAGCAGAACGCGATGCAAGGCCAGCAGATGACCATGCAGCAGATGCGCGAGGCGGCAGATGCCCAGCGCTTTGACCAGCAGCAGCAGAATCAGATGACCATGTTCGAGCTTCAGCAGCAGGCCATGCAGCAGCGTGATGCCACCAACTTTGGACAGCAGCAGGAGATGTTCCGAATGCAGAGCGAGCAACGCGCCGGTGAGAGTGCGCTGGAGTTTCAACGCAGGCAGGAGGCGGAGGCGGCGCAGCGTGCGGCGGAGGGTGATCCTACCAAGGTGACGACGCAGCGCATTGAAGGCACCGATTACATCATTCCCTTTGCTGGCAATAAGGCGATGGGCACGCTGCCGGTGATGAAGGCGGATGCGCCATTGCCTGCCGGTCTGGTGCCGACGGGCGCGGTGCGTGGCGGGGTGCAGTATGGCCAGGCAGAGACGGCACAGACTGGCAAGGCTCCCTCCTTCACCTATGAGAAAGACCCCAGCGGGAAGATCACGGGCGCGGTGTATCCGGTGCAAGATCCGAAGACGGGCGCGTGGAGGCTGCAACGGGCTGACATCAACGGTGACGGGGTGATTTCTCCGGCGGAAGCAGCGGCAGCAGGTGGAGCAGCTCCGGCGGCGGCCCCTGCGGGCGCGGCTGTGAAGACCAAGGCGGGGAACACTTACACTTTTAAATGACATGCCGATTGCCAGCATCACCAGCACGAAGACAGGCCAGACTTTTGACGTGGACTTCACCGATCAGCCGACGGCGGATGACATCGACGAAGTGACATCGGCCTGGGACACGCAGTTCTATCAGCGGGAGGGGCTGGACCCAAGCATTGCCGAGCAGGGCGTGGTGGGCACGGCGGGCAATGCCTTTGCCCGTGATCTGGGCGGCACGGCGCTGGATGCGGTGGGCGGTGTGGCGAAGGGCACGGCGGAGATGAGTCGCGCGCTGGGTCCGATGGGGAATGTGCTGCGCTTTGTGCCGGGTGTGTCCACGGTCATGAGCCTGGGTGATGCGGGTGATGCCGTGGCGGGCTTCACCGATGCGGTGCGCGAGGAATCGCGCGCGGTGTATCCGGTGAACCCGGCCAACCCGGTGGCGGAAACTATCGGGGGCGGTGCCGGGCAGGCGGTGGCGATGCTGGGCACGATGGGCGCGGCGGCTCCGGTGCTGGGCACAGGTGCGGCTTTGACGGTGGTTCCCACCGTGCTTTCAGGTGCGATGGGTGTCGGCTCTGGGATCGACACGGCCAAGGAACTCGGCATTGATAATCCGGCGGGCAGGCTGGCGCTGGGTGCGGCCTTTGGGGGTGCGGAGGCATTGACGGAACGGCTGGGCGGTATCGGTGGCACGGCAGCGGCCGAGGCATTGCAAACTGGTGTGAAGGCCGGGCTGAAGCAGGCGGGCAAGAGCGTGCTGAGTGAAGCCATCGAGGAACCTATTTCGGGCACGCTGCAAGATGCGGCGACCTTCACGGCGGGGCAGTTTGTGGCGGACCCGAAGCGGCCAGGCTACACGGTGACAGGCATGAAGCTGCCAGCGCTGGATGCGGAGTTTATGAATCGTCGCAAACTGGAAGCCATCGGCGGCGCGGCAGGTGGCACGGTGTTCGCCGGGCTGCAACTGGCGGCCAGCGGGAAGCCTGCGCCCGCGACTCCTACGACCCCGTCCCCTATGCCGGTGAGCGAGGATCTGGGCGAGCTGACGGCGGAGGATGTGGCAGACCTGGAGCCGGAAGGGGTAGGACAACCGATGTCCCAGACCGGACAAGCCGTGTCCCAACGTGCGCCGATCTTGGGGAATGTGCCGGATGGTGGCAGGCGGATGCAGGGCTTCCAAGATGATCCGCTGGGGGCGACTGCGCCCGGTGGTGGTGGCAATGTGCTGCGTGACTTTGGCATCGCCAAGAGTCCGAACGCGCAGGCCATCGCCGATGCGGCGGAGATGGAACGGCAGCGGCATGTCGCCGGAATGCAGGTGCGGAATGGATCAATCAAACGCCCCGTGATTCCTGACAGCCCGCTGGGCAGCTATGACATTCTGGATTTCCTCAATGAAAACCCGCTGAACGTCGCAGTGAAAGGCAGTGCCCAGGAGGGACAGGCTGGCTACGACTGGCAAGAGCGATACAACATTCCGATGTATTACCGGAAGTTTATCGCGACGACTGAGCGCGGTCATTCGCCCGACACTTTGCTGGGCATGGCACAGGCAGCAGGTTTTCCGAACATTCAAAGCGTGGATGACCTGATGAATGAAGTGCAAAGCACGATCAATGCACGCACTCAATACCGGGTGCAGTTTCGCCAGCGTGACAAGGCGCTGAAGCAAGAAGCGCAGCAGGTGAGCAGCTTCGAGAAGGATCAAGCCAAGGCCGGGGATCGTGACAAGACGCTCGTGGCTCTGGATGAGGTGACGCCAGGGGATGAAATGCTGATCAATGGCGAGAAGGCCGTGGTGCGGAAGATCGACTATGATGAGGATGGCTACCTGACGAACGTGGTGATCGAAGACGGCAAGCGCTACGGTGTGCTGAGTCTGGACCCGACGACTCGGGCCGGTGTCTTTGTGGATGAGTATCAGCCACGGCAGCGCGAGCAGGCAGCGCCCGACTTTGAAGATCCCTTCACCATGCAGTCAGTCTCTGCGGAAGAACTCGCTGCCGAGAAGGCACGGGCCAAACAGCGCGCCGATCTGGCTGAGCGGCAGAGTGCCACGCTGAAGGGTAATGCCGGAGAGTATGGCACGCCTGACATGCTGGACAGCACGGCGGGTGACATGGCGCTTTTCAATCAGGCAGCGGGTGCTACTCCTCCCGATGCGCGTGTTCCTGGTGCTGATGAAACTTCTGGACTGGCTGGTGTTCAGCCTGCTCGAACGACTGGCTTCAAGAACTTGGAGCCGGGAGGGAAGACGGCGGGGTTCGTCAATGGGCAGATCCTCGCGGAAGCGGAGGCGCTGATCCGGGATGGCTTCACGGACTTCGCGAACTGGAGCCGGGCGATGGTGACCCGCTTCGGGCAGGCGATCCGGCAGTATCTACAAGGGATCTGGGAGCAGGTGGTGGCGGCGCTGCCGAATGATGCGGCGAAGAATGTGCGGCTGGGCCGGCCTGCGGGCGGTCCGGTGCGGCTCTCTGCCTCGGGCGCTCTGGATGTGGGGCCGACGGCTGGCAAGGGTGTGCTGGGCACGGTGGCCGATGGGGAGGTGATCACGGTGAAGGTGCCGAATCTGGAGCAGGCAAGCCATGCAAACATCCGTGAGATCGCGAGTGCCGGGCAGGAGGATGGGGCGAAGGATTTCCGCTACAATCCGCAGACACAGACAGTTTACTGGGGCCGCCTTTCATCGGTGTCTGAAGCTGAGCGGCAGAAAGTGGCGGACTGGCTGACGGCGGAAGGCTACACGGTGAAGGGGCACAAGGCCACGTCGGGCAATGACGCGAACTATCGCGAGGCGCATGGGCTGCCTGCCAAAGCGGCGGTGAAACTGGCGCAGGGTGGCTTTGTGGCTGGACCTGGGAAGATGAAGGAGACTCAGTCACGCTTTGCCAGCCCGGACGAGCAGGAGCGGCTCTACCAGGTGCGCGAGGATGTGACGGTGAAGGCGGCGGCGGAGGCCTGGGTGGACTCGATGCCGATGGAGCAGGCGATTGCTGCCATGGAGGCGGGTCGCCTGCCTGCGGACATGACCGGGGATGTGGCTCAGCACGCGGCCGGGCTGCTGATCCAGCGGACGACGGAGATGATGAAGTCGGGCAGTGAGGTGGTGCAGATGCAGGCGCGGAGTCTGGGGCATCGTATCTCGAAGGTGTGGCAGGGCTGGCTGTCCCAAGAGGCGGGACGGAACCTGCGGCAGCGGTCGGTGGTGAACTCGGAGCTGACTCCCTATGCGCCGATCCTGGCGGCTGAGGGGATGCTCATTGATCGCGCGGATGCGGTGATGGATAAGCGTTATGAAGGCGGTGCCACGGGCGGGGCGACGAAGGTGAATGAGACGGCGGACAAAGCCGGGGGTGAGGCATCGACCGAACTCGCGGCGGATCTGGAGTCTGCGGAAGTGCAGCCGGGTGAATCTGAGGTGGCGCGCCAACTGCGTGAAGCTCGAAAACTGCGGGCGATGAAGAAGCATCCGAGCCTGAAGCGGATGCTGGATGCACTGCGCAAGAAGTTGTATCCGGGCATGAAGTGGGCGGATATTTTCATGGATCTGCCCTCGACTCAGAAGGAAAGACAGCGGGAGATTTATCGGCGGCTGATGCTGGATGAACGGCTGAAGGGTCTGACAAAGGATGAACGCCTGGCTTTGACCAATGAACTGGACAAGGCCTGGCAGCAGGAACGCAGGAAGGTTTTCCTGCGTGAGCTGGAGCGCGTGGGCATCGGTGAGAAGGCTGCGGCGGACAAGGCAAAGGTGGTGAAGGCACTGCCAAAGCTGATCCGGCTGATCAATCTGGGGATGATGAACTCGGAGATGTTCCGGGAGGCTATCGCGCCGGAATATGGGCTGAAGCAGATCACGACACAGCAGGCGCTGGCACTGCGGAAGCTGGCGGAGGAAGCCTATGCTCTGCCTGAAGGGGTGCTGCGGAGTCGGAAGCTGGCGGCGCTGCTGGATGGCATCCAGAAATCCACGGGCACGGGGCTGCCGGAGGTGCTGAATCAGTATTGGGTGGCGGCGGTGCTGAGCGGGATGCGGACGCAGTTTGATACGTTCATGAGCGTAAGCAATGGCTTTGGGAATCAACTGATCCAGAGCGGGATGCTGGCGCTGAAGAATGGAAATCGAGCGGCGGCGGTGGTGTCCATGATGGAGTGGTGGCGTGGTCTGAAACAGGCATTTCCAGAGGCCATGCAGATTCTGGCGAAGGGAGATTATAGTTACCTGAAGCGATTCAATGAGGATCTGAAGAAGGCGCTGGAGGGTGAATCAACCTTCCGCCCGGTGCCTCTGGGTGAGGCTCTCTGGCGTGATGGGAATGCGATGGAGAAATATGGCTTTGCCCCGGTGATGATCTGGACGGGCCGACTGATGGCGGCTGCGGATCATCTGAATAACTCAGCGACCACGGCAGGGGCCAAGGTGGTGGCACGGGCGCTGCATCCTGAACTCTACAAGACGGTGGCGGCAAGCCAGGCGGAGCGTGACGCGGCGGCGGCACAAGCCCGGCGTGAGGTGACGGGCGGGGCAATGCCTGCGACGGCGCAGGAACGTGCGACGGTGGCGGCACGGACTCGGGAGATCCTGAACGGGCAGCTACGGCCGGAGGAGCGGATGGAGGCTGCGTTCATGGGAGATCAGGCAGCATATCAGAATGACCCGACGGGGGTGTTCGGCGGGATTTATCGGGCGGTGAATACGGGCATGGGATCGCTGGAGCGTGGGCTGCAAGCCTATGCGGAGGAGCGTGGGGCCGATGGTCCAGCGGGGCGGTATGCGCGCGGGCTGATGCTTTTTATGTCGGGGGCGATGCGCTCGATGATGGGGGCGAAGTTCATCCGCTTCGGTGCTAACTTTGGCAATGACATGCTGGGCTATGTGCCGGGAACGGTGTTGCTTTCTCCTGCTCTGCTGGGCACGGAAGCGACGCGGAGCCAGCGGCAGCTTTTGATGGGCAAGAATGTTTTTAGCCTGATGGCGGGCCTGACGGTGGCGGCCATGTTTCTCGGCAAGGATGACGAGGAGGAGGGCTGGCACATGGAAGGGCCATGGACGGATCTGACACCGGAGGAGGCGAAGCAGCGGCGCGCGGCTGGCTTTGAGCCGCTGACTTTCTGGAAGCGCACGCCCGATAAAGTCCAGCGCGTGAGCTACAAGCAATGGCCGACGGCTGGCCTGCTGGCCGGTGTGGCGCACATGCAGGACAGGCAGCGTTTCCGCCCGGAGAAGTGGGCGGCTGAGGGCATGGCCGGGCATTTGCTGGCGGCGGCCTCGGTGGGTGCTTTCCAGGTAAAGGATGTGAGCGCGATGCGTGGGCTGGCGGATCTGCTGGGGGCGAGCAAGTTTGGCACGAATCCAGAGGACGCTTTTGTGGAGAAGATGGCGAAGATGCCAATCAACTTTGCGGGTGGCTTTATCCCGACACTGGCGAAGGATCTGGATGCGCTGGCCGATCCGCGACGTTACAAGCCTGCGACGGTGCTGGAGGAGTTTTTGCGCAACGTGCCGGTGCTGCGGCAGCGTGTGGCAGGTGGCCGGCCTGAGATCAATATCCTGGGCGTGGCTGTCGAGCAGGATCGCAAGCCTTGGAGCCGTGCCTACACGGATGCGGAAAGCGGTCCGGCTCATGCGGTGCTGGGCAGTCTGAGTGCGCGAGGGTTTACCCTGCCGACGCCTGAAACCAACCGGAAGGTGTGGAAGTCGGGCGCGTGGACGACCATCGCGGCTATGGGTGCGGATGCGGAATGGCGCTACCAGAAGAAGGTGGGCGATGGGTATCGCGCCTGGCTGGGCAGTCCCGAGGGCTATGCGCTGCTGACAAACCCCGATGGGCTGGCGGTGCAACGGCTAATCAACCGGCAGGCGGAGGCGATCAAGCTGCGAGCCGTGGCGGAGGTGGTGAAGTGAGCACGGACCCCAAAGGCGCCGCGGGTGCGCAGAAGCCGCAACTGCAACTTTTGCCACCTGTATTTAACCGCGAGGTGGCGGCGGCGCTGGCGCTCGGTGCCCGTAAATATGGCCCCTGGAACTGGCGGGAGAATCGGGTGGAGATCATGACCTATCTGGCGGCGATGCGTCGGCACATTGACTGCCTGATTGACGGCGAGGACATCGACCCGGAGAGTGGCGCGCATCACCTGGGGCATGTGGCCGCAGGATGTGCCATCGTGCTCGATGCGCGGCGGGCTGGGACGCTGGTGGATAACCGACCTTGACAGGCGTGATACACTGCGGGCCTGTGAAAACACTGCTCGCCCTTTGTCTCCTGTTTGCCATCACCTCCCATGCCACGCCAGGCTTGCCACCAGAGCCGAGCAGCGACAAGGCTCGCTTTCAGATCGTCTCCGGCTCCATCGACCACGGCGGCGGCAGCGTGCCGACCTTCATGCGGGTGGACACTTTTACCGGCCAGACCTGGCTGCTGCAACAGGTGCCCCTGCCCGGAGGCAACGGCTTTCTGCCTGTCTGGGTGCCCAGCCACGAGCTAGGTTCCGAGCTTTACAAGAAGTCCGTGGAGGCCATGACAACAGCGCCAGCGGCTAAGTAGTTGTCTGGGTAGTTTGGTGCATTTAATCCTGCAAGCCTGATGGAATCAGGGGCAGGAGCGTGCAAGCACTGGCTTCTGACTCTGTTGTTCAAGGTTCGAGTCCTTGAGGGGTAACCACTTTGAGCAAGCCTGATAAACAAAGGCTTCCAGCGCTGCGGGCAAGCATCTATAAGGGTTTGTCGTGGGCGCGAGGGGTGCGGGAATCTTTTGTTTGAGGGTGAAATCGTGCTTTTTGATTCTGACTGATTCTGATTGATTCTGATGGCTGGCTGGGTAGTTGTCTTGGTAGTTGCCATGAAAACATACCTCGGATCTTTCTCTTTGAAGCGCCAGCTTCGCCCTCGGGAACCCTTTATTGTGGAGGGAAAGGTGGTGCGCAGGGGGTGGCGAGACGCTGCGGTGCCTGAATATGGGCCGAATTGGATGGTGACTTTTACGATGCCGGGCATGAAGCCGCGCTGCGTTTCGGCGAAGTTATTCCCCCTTTGTGAGAAGTGCGCGGGGGTGGTGGGGAATCCGGCGAAGGAGCGGGCAAGCTGTGTGTGCGTGCGGAGGGTGTCGATGTGGGCGGAGGAGTGGCTGATGACGGAGACGGCGATGCTGCAACGCGGGGAGGTGGAACGGCTGCGGGAGATGCGGGCGCCGGTGGTGTTTGCTTCGGTGCAGGAGGTGCTGGCGCTGTATCTGAAGCGTGGTCCGGCGGATCGGCAGGCGCGGGTGAACTCGCTGGCATCCATGCTGATGCAGGCGCGGGGCATTTCGCTGGAGGCGGTGACGTGGGCAGATTTAACGAAAGGCCTCAAGCGGGATTGGGCGGAGCTGCGCCAGGAGGCGGGCCGCCGGGGATGGCTGGGGCTGGGCGCGGGTAAGAATATGCCGGCGGATGGGTGGGCGATGCTGCGGGGGATGAAGGCGGCGGGATCGCTCCCGGCGCTGGATCTGCGGACGGTGGCGGAGTGGAATACGACGATCCTGGGATACTTTACGAACGTGAACACGATCTTTGGGAAGGATGCGCAGGAGCGTATCCTTGAGGGGCTGCGGCTGCCTGATTTGTCGGCGTTTCTGGAGGTGCGGTTTAAGCTGCCGAAACCGAAGGGGCACAAGGGGATTCCTGACGAGGTGATGGCGGTGGTGGAGGATCGGCTGGCGGATCTGCGGGCGGATGATGCGCGGGTGTGGGCGTTCTTCCGGGTGTGTGAGGAAACGGGGGTGAGGCCGGGGACGCTGCGCGTGCTGGTGCCGGGTGCGCTGCGGGTGCTGGATGCGGGGGAGATGCTGGCGGCGCGTGGTCGGATGGCGGAGGAATGGCGTGTGCCGGTGGAGGAGCTGGGGGAATTTGGCGGGCTGCTGAGCATCCCGGCGGCGAAGGGTGGGCATGAGGTGGTGACGCCGGTATCTGTGGAGACGGTGGAGGTGCTGCGTGGGCTGGGGAATGCGCGCTCGCTTTTCGGCTGTGAACATCCGACGGCGGAGGGGGACATGCACCGGGCGCTGAATGAGTGGCTGCGCGAGTGTGGCGTGCAGGGGACGCAGGTGGCTTACCTTCTGCGGCATCGTAAGGCGCAGGCGCTGCGGAGATTTGGCGGGGTGGCGGCGGTATCGGTGGGGCTGGGCCATGTAGATGAGCAGATGGCGCGGCGATACTCCAAGGAGGACAGGCTGGTGCCTGCGCTGCGGCGGTAGGGGTGCGACATGTCGCAGTGCCGGACAGGGTTTGTCCGGCTTGGGACACGGTTTGTCCGGGGCAGGAATGCCCCGATTACGGGGGTGCGACATGTCGCAGTGATGAGGGCGTGAAAAAGCCGCCGGGGGTTCCGGCGGCTGGAAATTTTGGGGGCGCGGGGTGTTACATTTTCGGGCGGATTTGCTTGGCGAGGGTGCGGGCGGCGTGCTCGATGGCATCGGCGAGGCTGGGGGCTTTGCCGGGCGCAGCGATGGCTTTGGCGATGGTCTGGAAGTCGGCGAGGCACTGCGCAGAAACGCGGGAAAGGTAGGTTTTGCGGCCTTTGTCGGGAGCGTGTTTGGGTGTGGGGCGCTGGCTTTATGGTAAGTCGATTAATCCAACTTGGGTTGGTTTAATTGACTGTTCGCCTTTTTGAACCACTCGCGGCTTGTGAGGCTCCAGTTTGGTCGCTCGCCGCCGTTATACCATAAGTCGGGCCTATGAGCATTCCTCCACCGCTGACGCCAGACGCACACTTCTTTGCCGATCCAGAGCAGCGTTAGCTCAGCTTCACTCCAGCCATCCTCGCCGTAGTATTCCTTGCCAACTATCACATCTCCGACCACTAGGCCAAGAGAACGCGCTTGATCCGCATGAGAAGCGCCTTGTCCACCCCCAAGGCGAACAAGGGCATCGCTGCCAACCCGCGATTGGGCATTGTCAGACTTTTGGTCACACATCGTCTTTAGTTTTGGTTGCGCCTTCCCCCTCGCGGGTCGGCAGGATTTTGACGATCTGTGAAAGCGCAGCGAGCACGATGCCTCTGGCGACGGTCACGTTGTCTGACATTGCCCCGTGTCCTACGTCCTCGATGAACGAGAGGCATTCGTCAGCGGCTTCCAGCGCTACCCTTTGCACGTTGAGTCGGATTTCCAATTTGCGACAAAAGTCCATCGCGCTTTGCCAGTCAGCAGTGCGAGCGAAGGCTTCCGTGATCGGCGTGTTGGCGACGTTCGTCACAGAACCAGCGGCAGGACTCAACCGCTCTGGATTATCGTTCTTGGTATTCATGTTTTTGGGTTCGCTGGTGAGTCAGCCTTATCGTTGATTTGCCTGCCATCGGCCACAGCCACCGGCAGCACTTCGACCTCCACGCTTGGTTCATGCAATGGCAGGGGTTGTTCTTTCATCTTGTCACGGGCCAGCTTCATGAAGTCATCGAAAGTCTTAGCTTTCTTCCCCTCGTCGGTGCTGCCGCTGATTCGGGTGGCGCCGCCGTGGCTGAGCTGATTGACGTTATACACGGCGGTCAGTGCCATGGCTGCCGCGCCCAGATCTTTGGCCGCCGATGCCTTGTAAAGCAGCTCCTCGATTTTATCCAAGGCGTCGGCACTGAGCAGTGCGGAGCGCCGTTTGATGATCTCGTTGATTTCCCCTGGCTTGAACTCCTGCTTGTCATTGAAGAGGGCGATGATGGAATTGCGCGAGACGCCTTCCAATCCGCGGGCCTTTCGATGCTCGCTCACCATCACCTCCAGTTTCGTTTTGTTGGTCAGCCCAAGTTCCCGCACGAGGTAGATGGCGAAGGCGTAGCTTTCCGCGTCTCGCTCCTTCCAGCGCTCGGCTGTATGCTCACGCCAAGCCTGAGCCGGAGGCAGCGCCAGCGGCTCCCCTTCGGCAGTGGTCAGGGGCAGGGTGGGTTGTTCGGTGGTCATCAGGCGCAGAGGGCTTGACTGTTCTCAGTATCCATTAGCGTCATCTCCACGCAGCTTGGCGGCACAGGCCGAACACTGCGGACCACCTGGACGATGATGTATTCATCTCCCCAATCTTGCGGCGCTCCACCAGTGCGCAGACAGCCGCATGAGCCTATCCAGTCTTTGGCGGAGGTTTCCTTGATCCATTGCTCGGCGCGTTCTTGCGTGTGGTAGGGTCCATGCGCTTGGATTGTGCCCTCTGACATGCCGTCCGTTCCGGTGTCGAGCACCCAGAACTGAGAACCTGGCACTGGTGCCAACCGCCGGGGCTTCTGGCCTTTGGTCGCTTTCTTCTTCGATGGTGTATTTTTGGTCTTCATGAGTCAGTCGTGGTTAGTCGGCGGTCGGCACAGTTGGAGCGGTCAGTCATTTCCAAAAGCTTCATCCATTTCTTGTTGGGCTTTACTCTTCCGGCCGGTGGCGTCGTGGTTTTGGTAACCTTTCTGTCGTTCGGCGGAGTTGTTGCTAAAAAGTTTCTCGGTGGCGGGGTCGAAGCGGGCCAGTGGGGCGATGAAGCGCAGCGGAATCACGGCCTCGGAGCTATGGCGCGACTTCACGAGCAGCAGTTCCGCCGCTTCCAGATATGCACCCTCGCTGCCGTAGTAGTTCTGTTGGTTCTCCTTGAGCCGTTCCCAAGGAATAAATTTGCTTGGGCGATGCACAAACGCGGCATAATCGGCCCACTTTTCTATGGCGCTGGAACCATCGAAGTCGCGCAGGGTGGGGCGTTTACCAGGTTGGTCTTCACTGCCGCGCGATGCCTGAGCCAGCGCGATGATGATCACATCACACTGCTTGGCCGCTGCCTTCAGCCCGCCCACGACTTCCTTGATGCCCAGCCGCTCGTCTTGTTTGCCGGCCTTGGTCACGGCTTCGATGATCTGAATGTAGTCGATCATGACCACACGGATGCCCCATTTCCGTTTGGCCGCACGAATGCGGGCGCGGATGTCAGCAATAGTCAGCTCAGGCGTATCATCCACCCACACCTTTGTCTTCTGCCATTTCATCGCGGACGTGCTGACGTTTGCCTCGTCGTCTTTGGATAGGAAGCCGGTCTTGCCCTTGCTCTGCTCCACGTCAGCGGCAGAAAACAGCACACGGCGCCCGACCTGCATCCGGCCCATCTCCAGGGAGAACATCAGCGTAGGCACCTGCTGCTCGTTAAGCATCGCGAAGGTCATGCTTTCCATCAGCCGAAGCAGAAGGTTCGTCTTGCCCATGCCAGGGCGGGCACCGATCACAAATAGGTCGGGCGCTTCCAGCCCATTAATCGTGCGATCCAGATCCGGCAGCCCTGTTTTCACGCCGCGAATCTTGCCTTTGTTTTTCATTGCCTGATCCAGATCCTCAATCGTCTCATTCATCACGGTGGCCATGCTCACCGCTTGATTGCTCTGCTCCAGCACTTGCAGCAGCGACATCTCCGAGTCGGCGGCCTGCATGGCTTCCTTCCACGAGCGGCTCATGTCCATCGCCAGCGTTTTACTCTCCTGGGCTGCCGCGATGATGGTTCTCCGGGCCAGTCGATCCGTGAGCGTGTCGCACCACTGGTCAAATCCCAGCAGTGTGGTGTAGCCCGTTGCCAGTTCGGTGACAAACGCGGCGGTCACATTCTCCAGTTCGTTTTGTTCACGCAGCCAATTCACCACGTTCACCGGCTCGATGATGCGGCTGGCATCGGCCATGTCCCGCAGTTTCACAAACAGCGTCCGGGTGTCCGAGCAGTAAAAATGATCATCCCTCAATCGCCGAATAGCATCGTCGGCATACTTGATGGGGTCGCTGAGCATGGCGCCAAGCACCCCTTGCTCCGCCTCACGGCTGTATGGAATCATCGGGTCGCTCATGACTGCGCCCCCCCTTCCTTTTTCGACCACTCGGCGGACAGTTCACGGCGCGCATCTTCAGGCACATCACTCCAGCTTTCCCAGCTCGCGCCGTAAAGCAGATCCGCCACGCCTTGCCAGTCCCACTCCGGCGGCAGATCGTCACGCGGCAACTGCGGCAGGGTGGCAAGCTCATCCTCCTGCGCCTGATCCGCCTCAGATCGCCGCTCGGCCCACGACTTCACCGCCCCCCCTTCTTTTTTTTGCGGGCTGAAACCCATCGGTGATGTCATGGGGTTCGTCACCTTGTCCGTAAAAAGTCCCTGCCAGGATGAGGCCATGGAGGCATCCACCGATCTGGCGACGATCTCAGCCGGGTAAGCAAGCTGCTGTCTCACCAAAGCCTCCCAGCCGCTCGGGGTGTAGGACTTGTGCAGCTCACGTTTGTAGCAGAACCAACGGCTCAGCGGTTCCCGGTAGGCTTCAGGGACTTCATCCGAAAAGAGGGGATCGGTCAGCTTGCCTGACTTCCCCCGCTGGCGGGGGGTAGGGGGTATGGATAAGGATAAGGATAAGGATACAGGATTACGGAGTGCGCGCCCGCGAGGCATTGCGTCTGCATTGCCTTCGCTATGCGTTCGCATTGCGTCTGCATTGCCTTCGCTATGCGTTCGCATTGCGTCTGCATTCCATCGGGTAAGTGCTGCATCTTTGGCTTTGCCGCGTTTTTCGTGCGCCTTCATCAGCTCCTGCTCGATGCGTTTTTGAATCCAGCCGTCGGGCTGCTCTTGAAAGAACTGCTGAAGCACGCTCATAACTGCAAGTTGCTCGGGCTTGGTGAATGCTGCGCAGATGCGGTAAAGCATGGCTTCGTCATTGGGCAAAGCGCGCTCGCTGGCATAGCACCAGTCCATCAACACATTATATGCGCCATGCTCCAGCAGCGTGAGGTGTCGGGTGTCTTTGGCGTAATCGCCGAGATGTCGGGTGTAGCTGTGCATCAGAAGGCAAAATTAGCGAGGGCATACCCGATCATGGTCCCAGCAGCGAACAGCAGCAGGAAGTCCATCACAGTGTCGAGAGCGCGCCAGATCCAGCCGCGCCAGTTCAGCGCGCAGCGAGTGATCGGTGCTGTGTGGAATGATTCGCGGGTGTGTTTCATAGGGGTGGCAAAGTGATTTCGAGCAGTTGAGAAATAGAAGCTGCCGCCTCGTTGGATGGGGCCAGAGACACATCCCGACGAAGAGACTCTGGTGAGGCGGCAGTCTCCAGCGATGCGGGAGAGGGGTGCAGCTCGGCAGTGAGCTGTTGTTTCATGGTTTGCAGGGCCAGCGTGGTGGCCGCTTTTTTGGTGGCAGAAAGCAGCGGGGCATAGGCAGCGGTGGCACTGCCGACCAAGCGGCACGCTCCACCTTCAAGGAACTGGATGGTGGCGACCGGCCAGGGTGCGCCTGAGCGCATCTCGGTGACGACAACCTGCCACTGAATCGGCATGTCCATTTTTGTGGCGAGGGGAATGCTCATGAGTTTTTCATGTTGCTGCGGAGCATCGGGCTGTGCCGCCGCTGCTGGGTGGCCATGCGCGCAAATTGATCTTCAGTGAGTTCGATGATCGGCCCGACGGTGCAGCAGTCGGGTTGTTGGAGGGCTTTCCGGCGCATGTGGTGCGCGTTATTGCAGCGCCATGCCTTCGTGACGGTGCCGCCTCTGAAGTCGGTGTAAGTGATCGCATAGGGCCGGTTGGCCGCTTTGGTAGGTGGGGGTGCTTGGGTGATGCTCATGGTTCAAAATCGGTGTCATTGGCGGCTAGTCGTTTCCGGTCAGGAGCCGGGGCCGCAGCGTGCTGGCGGGCCTCGGCCTGATTGATCTCACTCGTCAGTCCAAGAAGGTGCCGCTGCGCCTCCATCAGCTCATCGGCCGGCACGGCTCCGCGCAGCTCGATGAGATGGCAGCGGATCACGCCCGCCATCACGCGTATCTCCTCACAGCGCTCTGCGACAGTCATGGCTGCCCCTCCTTTTTTTGTTTGGCGCGGATTTCAAGAGCCTCGCTGACAAGCATCATCAGCATCTCCTCCACCGGCTTTTCCAGCGCAGCGAGAATCAGCGCCTCATAGCGCCCCAGATCCTCCGCCATCTGAATCAGCGGGCGTTGCCACGTCCTCGGCACAAAACCCGCTACGCCTGGGCACTCCGGCTCCTGGCAGTCGATGGTGTTCGGCAATCGGCACCGCGAGCAGATAAGGTCACACATGGCCCCCCCCCTTTTTTTGTTTTTTGAGCCCGCCGAAAGGACGGTGGCAATGCTGATAAATTTTGACCGCAGTAATGGATTGTAAGGAACGCGGCAGCGCATCGCCCGCGACCCCCTCCCCCCCTGCCTGAAAACTGCGGCCACTGCCCAGCTCCAGCGCCATGCCGCTGTCATTACTTGGTAGTTGCACGCTTTCCGCGTTGAACGCCAACGAACTACGACAAATAAACAACAGATTGGAAATCCCTTGCCCGCCATTCCAGGCAGATCCATCCCCATTTCCGCCCGCTTTCCAGCCCTCGCCGCATTGCGGAAATTCTCCGCGCCCCACAATCCATTCACCAGCCACCGGCAAACAGAAAAGAGATAATACGCCGACAAAGCGCTCCACAGGAAAGCAGAAACCACCGGAGGGAAAAGCAGAGTTCACAGGCTTGAATCCTCCCCAGAAAAAAAAGAAAAAGCGGCCGGGGCGCGATGGGCCAGACGCCCAGGCAAAGCATCCAGCGCAGCCTCAGACACACGCACGCGGCGTCCTAACCTCACCACAGGCAGTAGCGGCAGCCCATCGAGGCTGCACGGCTTGTAGCTCCAATCATAGACCGTTTTCAGCGGCACGCTCAGCCGCTCCGCCACCTGCGCAGGCGTCAACAGCATCACCGCGCCAGGCGGCCGGCCACGACGGCGAGCCGGTAAGGTATTCGGGCTATGGGCAGCAGTAGTCATAAAAAAAAGGGGCGCAGCGCTTAGCCCGCCGGATTCGCGGCCCTCTCTGCCGCACACAGATCACGATAAGCAGCCACCTCATCTGGGGTCGCCATCACCACGCCCAGATTCGCCGCACCCACAGGCAGCAGCCCGTTGGGCAAAGGCCAGCCGATCACGGCCTCAAAGCCAGCGCCGATGTAAATCTCATACGCCGTGACGGTGGGCAGATCCCTGTGATCCAGTTCGCCGCAGGTCATGACAATTCCCCCCTTTTGAGAGCAATTTCCTCGAAAGCCTCCACCGCCGACCACTTTGCCCCGCAGGCCAGCAAAGTCCGCACATCGTCATTGGCCGCATTGGTCGAGCCGACCACGAATTTAGGGAAGGTCAAAAACGGCGTCTCAATAAGATAGAGCACCCGGCCATCGTCCATCGGCTGCAAAGCATGGACCGCCCGCACGTCATCCTCACGCATCAGGATTTCCGCCAGCGGCAGCAGATCAAAGTGAACCGCAATCACGCCCCCATCGCAGCCTCACGGCCCGCGCCCTCCTGCATCGTCACCTGGTCAGCCGCCGCACGCTTCAGACGCGCCAACTCCTTAGAGAGTTTCGCCGCCTCATCCGCCGCCTCAGCAGCCAGCAACTTGTCAGAGGATTGAGCCAACCGGTTCACCACCGGCAGCACTGTTTCGATAAAGGTTTGGCGTGAGGTCATATTGTGCAACTGTCTATATGTTGCATATCTTACAAGAGGGCGTCAAATAATAATTTGCGCAGTTCGCCAAATAATGACACTTTCGCATCATGAAACGATTCACCTCCGCTTTAAACACTTGGTTCACCGATAATCCGCAGCACAGCTTGCGGCAGATCTCGCTCGCCGCCGGTGTTGATCCCTCCATGCTCTCCATGATCCGCATGGGCAAACGCCCGGTGTCTCTCGATGCCATGACCAAGCTACTGCCCACCATCGAGCGCCAGAGCAGCCGCAGCGCCGCCGCCACCCTGCTCATCGCCTACCTGCGCGATGAAACTCCCGACAGCCACGCCGATACCGTTCGCATCGAGGCCATCGACCCCGCCGGCCAGCCCCAGGCCGATACCTACCAGCAGCTTGCCGCCCGCTGGGAAGCCGTCGCCCGCACAGATCCCGAGTTCATGGGCATGTGGCAGGGGCTCGACAAATACATGCACGACCCCTCCGCCGAAGCCGTCACCGCCACCACCTACACACGGCCCGGCCCAGAGCCCACCACCTACCCACGGCCCGGCCAAGAGCCCACCATAGCCCTCCTGGCCGAGCCCCTCACCGAATCCAAAGCCAGCCCCAGCCCAGGCCACGGCGGCCACTACACCATCCGCCACGATGCCATCCCCAGCTGCCACGCCGCCCAGGAACACCGCGAGGAATGAACGACCAAGCTCTGCCACGGAGCGAAGCGGAGTTGGTCAGAAGCGCCGTGTTCTCTGACGTTGGTGAAAAATCTTCAAATAAGGACTTGCGCAATGTAGCTTTATGCTACACACTCCAATCATGAACGAACGCTTCAAGATTAAAGGAATCAACGACGAAGAAAGCTTTTGCATGTGCTGCGGTAAATCCGGCCTCCAAAAAGTTGTCTGGATTGAAGACACTGAAACCGGAGAGATTCAGCATTTCGGCTGTATCTGCGCACTCAAGCCAGCTAAAGCTTTTGGCATCACTAAAGAAGACCTTAAGGGGCATGAAATTGCATGGAAGCACATGATCGCCGTGAGAAACTCAAAAGCTCGCCGGTTGTATCGTGAGGCAGGCGGCGAAATGAAGATGGCAACACCTTACTCATCAGTCTGCGCAAATCGGGAGCTGTGGGAAGAATGCCTCAAGAAAGCAGCATGAAACCTGAAGACTACAAAGCCACCCGCGAGCGCCTCGGCACACAAGCCGAGGTTGCCGCCATGCTCGGCGTGAACCGCGTGACCGTGGCGAAGCGGGAGAACGGCACGATGACCATCACGAACGAGGCAGTCCTAGCGATTCAGTCGCTCCGCAGGCCGAGA